ATTCTCTTTCGTTGATTATTGATACTTCCCAATGCTTGCTGTCCAACCCGCTGTAATCCCAGCTCCGATATTAGCACCCGCTCTTAAAGTGGGCATATCGTGGTCACCAAGTGTCGATGGCCTTTTAGCCACTCGACACCCGAACTATCGCCTGATTCCCGACAAGAAGAAACCCGTACACCCCCACCCCCTCGCTAGCATTGAGCGACGGCTAGGGGAAGAACAGCTTTATCAAGAGGCTGTTAAACATGTTGACCAGAACGCCGACACCATAATCGATATTGGTGGCAACCCTGCTCGACATCACGTGGCCGGACGGAGAAACGTCCACAGCTGCTGTCCAATTTTGGGCGCGGCAGATGCAATGAGGGAGGCCAAACGGGTCCTCCACAAACCAAAGTTGACGAACTACTGCCCGCATAGGGTACAAACCTGCACCTGCGTTCAAGCAATGAGAACGGCAGCGTATCTCGCGATTCATTCGCTCTACTATTTGAATCCCGAAGACATATGTACTTTAGTCAACTCGGCCGGAGCTTTATACTCCATGCATCACACCTTTCGCGGGGCCAGCGGAACTCTCCACAATGGTGAAAGCCAGTGGGAGAGACAAGGTGATACAATTCGGATGACCGTGCGAGGAAATTCGAACAAGTACGAGCACAGCGCCAACGATTGGCTATCTACGCTCTACTACGACAATGGCAGCATCGCCATGACCTGGGAAGTTATCAGTCACTGTGGTGATTCTGATCTGGTCATGTTCACCAGATGCCAGACCGGCCTTGCCAGCCAGGCTGCCACCCCACTCAGCTACACCAAAGCTGCCGTCGATCTGACCTACACCGGCCCCGTTGATCACCGAGCATTGATCAATGCCCTCACTACTGGTGGACGCGCTTTTGTCAGTCTCCCCGTCGACCCGCTGTCTATTGACAGGGTCCTCTCCATGGGGAATACTCTGCAAATCGTGTTCCGAGACACTACATCCTTCTCCCTGCCCAAAGAGGTCGTTCATGAGCTCCAACTGTTCATGCTAAACCGGAGCAGAAATCCCGACACCTACCAAGCTTGCACCGTTCAAGCAAAGCGCCTTTTGGCCAAAACCAATTTCACTCCGGCTCAAACCGTCGCTATGGCCCCTTGGGTTGTTGCCCTTGGGTTTTATGGAAATATCGACAGCGAGGCCACGACCCTCGCTGCCGTGAATGTCCGTAGACCGATGTACGACGCTGTGAATGCTGCTCTCAGCTTCAACAGTGCACGAACTAGTGATTTCAAGAAAACAGCAGCCATCGTAGCTGGATTCTCGATTGGAATGGCCTCAGCCAGAGAACTGTGGAAAGAGGGGAAGTATGGCTCTGCTGTGTCCGTTGGAATCATAACCACCCTGGCAACTGCTTTTGTGGCTAGCCCCATGAGGATGATGATCAATGCGGCCCTCCGACCTTTGGGTTTCAAGTTGCCTTTTGCTTCGGTTCTGGATCAGGAACCAAGCCCAGTACTTCTGACACCCGATTACTGCACCGAGTATAACAACATCCCTGAGGTGGTGAAACCCGCCGGCCTGGTTGTCACAATGCCTGAAAACACCCATTGCAAACCTAAAATTGGGTGTGGACTTATAGGTGTTGGTGTGGAGACGAGAAAACCGATAGTTTTCCGGTCCTGTGCCCACAATGAGCAAACTGCCTGTGAGAAACGCCACCATGTCCAGCCTTTGGTGCCAAACTTGGTTTCCGTCGTGGCTTGGGAACGTGTATACGACATCTGCTGCGACCTGGCAGGTGACCTCGTGTCCCCCGATCGATCCAGAGTCAGAGCCACTCCCTATGGTGAATGGGTGGCCCGGTTTCCCGAGCGAAAGCGGAAAGAATTGGAAAAAGCCAGAAAGGTGGTCCAACACACTCGAATGAGCCCAAATGATTTCAAGCTCAGCAAGTCTTTTGTTAAAAGAGAGACTCAGATTTTGCGAGATTCTGAAGGCCAGCGCGATGTCGCGCCTAGGCTAATCCAAGGAAGACTCCCTGAGTTCCAGATCATGACCGGACCCTGGTCACACGCCTTTTCGAAGCGCCTTATGGAGAACTGGGGAATCCACAGCAGAAGCGGAATCACTTATGGCAGCGGGCTCAATGCCGTTGCATTGGGACAGTGGTACGATGATGCTGTCGCTAAAGCTGAAGAGTACGGCCCCGTGATAGGCATAGAAAACGATGCGAGCAAATGGGATGCCCATGTGGTTGCCCCTGCCATGGACTATGAAATGGCTGCTTTTAAACAGTTTTCCCCACCGAAGAAGTATGTTGAGGCTCAGAAGTGCATGATGAAGACAACTGGTGTTACCAATAATGGAGTGTTTTACCACCTCCCTGCCCATCAAGGCTGTACAAGGAAATCTGGGGACGGTGAAACGAGTGCTGGCAATTCCAAAATGGATGGCGACGCGCAGTATACCCATGCTGTCGTCTGCCAGGGAATGCTGGCTTACAACTGGCCACTCGATGTAGTGATCGATTCCACCATTGCTCTTGAAGCTGAACAGGCATGCGAATTTGTCTCGGCAAGCACCTCTATCATCGTCACTGGTGACGACGACTACAACATCGGGCCTGAGAAGCTGATGCTGCAGACTGCAGCCACTTCAACCGAGTTTTGGAGAGACTTGGGTCATGATATGAAAAGCGAGATCCACACAAACCCACGAATGGGCAGTTTCTGCAGTGGCTACTTCTGGCCTTCCAACATTGGCACGGTGTGGGGACCCAAGATTGGACGTGTTCTTTCTAAGACATTCTACACCCGGACTCAGCATGCCTCTCATTCGGAGCAGATGGCATGGGTTAGATCGGTCGCCTTGGGCCTGGTCAACGATTGCGCCCACATACCTATCCTGCGAATTGTCATTGCCAGAATATTGGATCTGACCAGGCAGTACAATGCCAGACCCATTGATGAGATGCACCGGCCCCATGTCCCGCGGAACTACGCACTCGCCCCTACGGATGACACATATCTGTTCATGTTTGACAAGTACGGGATCACAAAAGATGAGATCGACGCTCTCGAGAAACGCCTTCTCACCATCTCCAGCCTACCGTGTGAGCTGACGCCTTGCTATACTCTCCAACGCATCTTGGATGTCGACGTACCAATCGAAAAG